GGCCGCCAGGCGCTTCTTCTGCGTATCGTGCAGGATTACGGTGTCACCGGCCGACCGGGCGAGAACGAAACGGGGGACACTCATTTCTGCACCCCCGGCAAAGTCGGCCATACGTGCGTGACGTCCGGAACGCTGACAACGACCTCGCGGCCTGGGGTTCCGTCCTTTTTGACGATGCGGCCAAGGAGCACCTTGTGCCCGGCGACATCGACGCGGATTTCCCCGCTACGATGGCGGCGGCTGAAAATCCTGTCATTCTCGCGGTACATCTTCACAATCCCCTCCCTTGGCTGCTCATCAGGACCGGGCCACCACGCCCGGCCGACCGCCCGTGTGGGCGGTTTCGCTTGCCCCTAGCCGTTCAGCGCGTCGGAAAGTTCCTTGCCCGGGCGGAACTTGGCTCGGCTCTTGGCCGGGATGTCCATGGCCTTGCCGGTTTTCGGGTTGCGCCCCTGGCGGGCCTTGGTCTCCACCACCACCAGCTTGCCAAGCCCCGGAAAGGGCACCTCGCCGCCGCCCAGCAGTTCGGCCGCGGCCACGCCGCCCAGGCTGTTCAGGGTCATTTCCACGTCGGCCTTGGTGTGGCCGGTGTCCTCGGCGATCTTCGCAATCAGATCCTTCTTGGTCATGGTCGCTCCTTCACGGTTACATGGTGAAATTCGCCGCGGCCAAATCCGCGTCCATATCCCTCAACCGCGCCGTCAGCTCCTTGATCCGCCCCTGTGCGGTCTTGAGCATGTCGGCGGAAGTGCTCTTGATGGCGATAAGGTCATCGAGCGTGGTGCGCGAATGCGCCAGCGCATTGCGGATGTTGTCCGAAAGCTGCTCCATCTCGCGCATCACCGTGTGCAGCTCGCGCTCCAGCTCCACCGTGCGGGACGAGGCCGCGCCTTCGACCTCGCGCGGGCCGTCGCCGGTCCGCAGCCAGTCCGCGAACACGCCGTACTTGCGTTGCAGCTTGAGCAGCCAATCGCTGGGGATGCTGGCGCGGCGCTTGGCGTCGCTGATGCTCGACTGCCGCACCTCCAGCACCTCGGCCAGCTGCACCTGGGTGCGCGCGCCGGTCACTTCGGCGATGCGGGCCATGGCTGCCTGGAAGGCGGCCACGCGCTCGGGATCTTCAACATGTTCCAGCTTGGGCATTTGGGGCCTCCGTTGCGGGCTAAGCGGCCTTGTTGGCCAAGTCTTCCTGCTTCAATTCGACATAGAACTCGTCCGCGGTCTCGCGGATCACGCCCACGTCTTGCAGCTTGCCCTCGGGCCAGCCGCGCAGGGCCTCCTTGTCCACTTCCAGCTTGGTGCGCACGCCGTCGGTGAGCCCAAGATCCTGCAAGCGCTGGAGCACCATGGCCCAGGTGCGCCGGGCCATGAGGCGCAGCGCCGTGGCCCGGCGGAAGCCGATGGTGCCGAAGGTCAGTTCCTGGCTGCGGTTTCTGGTCTCGCCGAACAGCTCGGCCTTTTGCTGGGTGCCGAACACGCCCAGCGCATCCTCCAGGCGCTTGCGCGCGGCGGCCAGCGGCTCCATTTGCGACTTGGCCGTGGCCTTGATGGCGTCGACCTGGGCGTTCATGCCGGACTCGATCTGCGCGCACTCGCGGTGGATCTCGCCCAACTGGCGCAGGGCCTCGTCGGCCTGCTTCAGGTCGGCGATGATGAGGGGCTGGGGCTTGCTTCTGGTGGCCATGGTTCCTCCTACTGGCTGATCAAGTGGTTGACGGGGATGGTGATGCAGATGACCGCGCCCTCCAGGCGGCTGGCGCTCTGCTTGGCGTCCTCAAGCTCCGCGCAGGCAAGGCGCAGCAGCTCGTACACTTCCGGGTGCACCTGGCCGCCCAGGCCGCGCAGGGTCTTGGTCACGGCGTCGATCTTCTCGGTGATCATGTGGCGTTCTCCTTTGCGGCGTTGGGGGTGATGCGGCTGTGCGGGCAACCGGCGCGGCAGGCCTTGTACAGGCGCAGGCGCAGCGGGCTGCTGGACCAGGGGTGCTTCTGGTGCTCCAGGCATTGGTCCGCGGCCAGTTCGCCCAGCACGGGGCAGGCGACCACGGCGCAGAGGTAGGCCCCGCGCACGGCCTGTTCGATCTTGTCGGTGGGGGCCTTGTACTTGGCGGACAGCACCTGGTTCACCGCGCCCGCGCTGTAGCCGATGCGACCGGCAACGGCCCGCTGGCTGGTGCGGTCGCATTCCTCGGCCATGATGGTGATCCAGTCCGGGCAGCCGCCAAAGGGCTCCCAGGCGGCGCGGGCAATTTCCACGGCCTTGCGGGGGGCGCTCGGGCTCACGCGTCCACCTCCTCGGCCCAGGCGATTGTGCCCAGGTTGGGGTCGAACACGACCTTCGCCCGCGTCACCATGGGCGGCCGGGGGCCGGTGTTCCGGGCCAGGCGGTACACGGCCTTGGAGGCGTGCGTCGCGGGCTTCACGATGATGAGGTAGCGGGCGCGCTCCAGGTGCTTCACGTAGTCGCGCGCTTCGCCTTCCGCCACCTGCACGTCATCCGTGCTGGCGTTCACCGTCAGGTCCACCACGTTGAAGCTGCTCAGCATCTTCATGGTGCGCCACATCTGCTCGCGCCCCTTGCCGACTGCGGAAGGCGCGCCGTCCGGCCCGAGACGCGGAGCCTCCAGGCCGGTATCGCGCACCAGGCGGTAGTACAGAGGCTGGAAGCGCGCGGGCTCACCCTCGCGCTCCAGGTAGCCGCCCGCCTCCAGCCGCCGCAGGTAGTCGCGCACGGTGGCGGTGTCGCCGCTCGGGCGCAGGTCGGCCACGCAAAACCGCTTGAGCCGGCGCATGGCCTCCCACAGGGCCTGCCTGCCGTAGCACTTGCCGCCCTTGGCGAGTTCCACAACGCTCTTGCGCGTGGGCTGGCTCATGCCGCCCTCCGCGCGCCCGCCGGGCTGCCGGTGAAGATCTCGCCCTGGTAGTCCGCCAAGGCAAGCTGGCGCAGGTCGCGCTTGGCGGCGAATTCGCGCACGCGGTCCAGGTTCACGCAAATGCGCCGCACGCTGCCGCCGCTGCTCTCCAGAATGCGCGCCAGCAGGTCCTCGCCCAGCTGGGCCGTGGGGCAGTAAAGCCGGGCCAGCACACGCACGTCGTTCTCTCCGGCGGGCTGGGCGGCCTGCCAGTCCAGCATGCGGCCGTGCACGCGCTCGAACTTCGCCAGGGACTGCGGCAGCCCTTCCTCGCCAATCAGTATGATGGCGGCCTGGCTGGACTCGTAGATGTCGCGCACGATTTCGATCATGCCCTTGGCCAGCAGATAGTCGGCTTCGTCGATGATGAGCGGGCGGGAGGAGAGCGAGAGCTGCTGCCCCACCTGGTCCATCATCTCGGGAATGGTGCCCGCCGGGCGAATTCCCATTTCGGCCAGGATGCTGACCAGCATGTGCTTGCGGGTCCACACGCTGCGCACCTGCACGTAGTACGCCCGGTGCTTGTTCGCCGCGTAGATGGCGCAGAACGTCTTGCCCAGGCCGCTGGGGCCGTGGAAGGTGGCCATGCCCGGCAGCCCCAGGGGCCGGTTCATCACGCGGTCCACCAGGGCGCTGAACAGGGCCACGTTGCGCAAGGGCGCTATGCCCGGCGCTTCCGCGCCCGCGTTGACTTGTCCGCTCGCATTCGTCATTGTTCCCTCCGTTGTTGTTCTTGCCCGTTCCAAGGCCCCGCCAGCGTTGCCGCGCTTGCGGGGCCGCGCCTTTTCTACATTCCGGCACCGGCCACCGTCATGGGCAGCCACGAATCGCCGAAGTCCTCGCAAAGTCCTTTGTAGCTGCGGTAATCCGGCGTGCCCTGATACGCGCGCAGCCAGCTCTCCTGCTCCGGGGCAAGCTGCCCGCCCTTCGCCTTCATGCGCTCCAGGTGCAGGGCGCGGGCAAAGAGGATCTCCGGCATTTCCGGCGCGGGGCGTGCCTGTTCCATCTCCGCCGCAAGGGCTTCCAGCCGGGCGGTTTCGTCCGGGGTCACCGGCGCGGGCGCTGGCTTTTGCGCCGCGCGGGCCGCAAATCCGGCTTCCAGCAAGGCCGCGGTGGAGTATTCCTCGCCGCTGCGGGGCAGCGCCTGCACGCGGGCGGCTTCGGCCCGGCGGGTGTCCAGAATCTCCCGGGCGATGTCCTTGGTGTTCGCCTTGCGGGCGGCCTCGCGCAGCATCTTCTTGCCCTCGGCCATGACCGCCTGCTGGCGGCGCTTGCGGCCCAGGGCCACGTCGCGGCGGGAAACGCCGGCGATCTCCGGGCAAAGCGCCCGGCAGAGGAACGGCCCGTCCAGCTCGAACACGTAGATGGCGCCCACGTCCGCTTCGTCGAGCCGCACCAGCACGTCGCGCCCTTCCATGCCGCCCAGCTGCGGGTGGTCGTAGTAGGCGCCCTCCAGGCGGATGCCCTTCTTGGTCACGCGGCGCAGGCCCTCGCCCCCGGGGGCGGGCAGCAAAAGCACGTCCAGCGCGCGTTCGTCGCTGATGCGGCGCACCGTGGCGGAATCTTCCACCGCGACCTGCCAGGGCGTCTTGCCGTTCAGGCCCGGGTGGGCCTTGCGGCCGTAAATGTCCTCGCACCAGCGGTCGCAGAACTCCTGCAACTCCGCCGGGGCCATGCGCAGCTCCAGCGGCTCCTCCCCCTGGCGCATGATGCGCTGGGCGAAGCTGCGCCGGGCCTCGATGTCCTTGCGCTCGGCCACGTTGTGGCCCACGTAGCCCGGCAGGTACTCCAGCAAGGCATGGGAAAAGGTGCCCAGCGCCCGTTCGATGAAGGGCTTTTGCTGGGGCTGGAAGGGGGCGCACAGCGTGTGGCGGATCTCCAGGCCAAGGAACAGGCTGGTCATGTGGCGGCTCACGTAGTCGGAGCCGTTGTCGGTCTTCACTTCCTCGGGCACGCCCCAGGCGATGAGCGACTTGCGCAAGGTGGCGGCAACGGCGGCCGAGGAGCTGGAGCGCGAGACGTGCAGCGTTAAACGCCTGCTGAACACGTCGATGCAGCCCACGATGGTGTGGCGCGCGCCGTCGGCAAGCAGCAGATCGCCGGGGGTGGAGTCCATTTCCCAGCGCTGGTTCAGGCGGTCCACGGCCAGGGCGTCTCCGCCTGCGGCCATGTAGCGGTTGCGCCAGGCGTCCGGGTTCTTCACTGCGGTAAAAAGCTGCTCGTTGCGGCTCTTCCAGCCGGAGAGCCACCGCTGCACCGCGCGCAGGGTGGGCAGCTTTTCCGCGCCGAACCGGGCGCGCAATGCCTCCACCAGGTGGGTGGCGTGGGTGTGCGGGTAGGTCTTGAGCATGCCCAGGCAGAACTCCGCCATGGCCGGGTTGGAGTCGATCTTGCCCGTGCCGATGCGGTGGCGGCCGTGGTTCCCGGCCAGGCGCGCCAGCCCTTCGCGGTCCAGCGCCTTCTGCCAGTTGCGGATGCTGCCCGCGCACAGCCCGGGCACGGTCTCGCGCGTCCAGCCCGGCACGCTCACGCGCCCGGCGTTGTAGTCCGTGGCGAACAGCTCCGTGCCCCGGCGGCGCGGCAGGCCGGAGGTGGCCAGAAAGTCGTTGCACAGCCTGGCGATGAGCGCCCGCGCCTCGGCCCGGCGCTTGCGCGGCTCGGGCAGGGTGGCGAAAGTGGAAAGGGCGGCCTGGCGGCTGGTTTCGGCCATGCGTTGGGCCAGCTCCTCGCGCAGCTTCAGCGCGGCGGCCTCGTGGTTGGTGGCGGTGCTGGCCAGGGCCAGGCGCACGTCGTCGGGGAGGGTGGAAAGCGGGAACAGCTTGCCGCCGCCACGGCCGGGCTTCTGCTCATGCGGCCATGCCTCGGCCTTGGCCCGGCGGTGCAGGGTGGAAAGGGTGCAGCCCAACGCCTCGGAAAGCTGGGACGCTGTGCAGGTCTGCATCAGGCCGCCTCCCCTTGCTTGGACTCACTCATCGAAGGGTCAAAAAGGTAGCGCTCCGGCACGCCAAGCTCACGCAGGCGGGCGAGAACCCGGCGGTTATGCTTCTCGCCGGATACCGTTGCGGAGACGAGTTGGCGGGTAAGGTCAAGGTCACGGGCTACGTCGGCCATGCTCAAACCGAGCTTGTCTAAGTGTTCCTGAATGCGCCGCCGCACACGATTGCGTGCAAGGCCGCATTCCAGGCGCGCGGAGCTCATATGCCGCCCTCCAGCATCTTCTTCCGCTTTCGGGCTTCCCTCTCGGCGATGCACGCCCGGCCGTAGTCGCGCATCTTGCGATCCTCCTCGGTCATAACCTCAAGGCCCATGGAGCGCAGAATGAGCTGGAACGGGGTGTGGTCGCCGAGTGCCGCGCAAAACACGACAAGGGCGATAATGGACGGAATGTGGTCACGGTCGGCCGGAGCCAGCCACTTGTCCAAAGTATCCTTGCTGATGGACTGCGCGTTTCCTGTCGTGAGGCGAAGTCCTGCCTGCCGGGCGATGTCGTTGATTTTATCGACCAAGAGCTTGCGCCCGGCAGAATCCGCCCCTGCGGCTCTGTTCATCGCAGCACGGAGCGCGGGAACAAGCCCGGCCAGCGCGGCCTGGTCATCATGGAAAAGGGAGAATTGCTTCTGCATCGCCATACCGTCCGCTCGGGTTGCTGATCAGCGTCCAATCTCCAAATTGCTGCGGACGTTGACCCTGGCTGGGCGGGCTGGTAGAGGTGACTTGGAAAGTTTTCTTGTCAACCCGCACGGACTCTTTATGCACCGTTTGCGGGGCATGGTCAACACGAATCAGTGCAAAACTTGCATTTTTTCGAGTGCCGATAGAGCAGGCCGTTTCGCAAGTGCAATCAAACAGATGCACTTCAGGCGCCCATTTGGCACACGAAAATGTTCGTGCAAAAGTTCAAGCCAGGAAGTTTTGCATATGTCCGACATCGGTGACAGGCTGAAAACCGTCCGCGGGGAAGAGTCCCAGGAGCAGTTTTCCTCACGTTTTGGCATCCATAGGAACACGCTGGCAAAGTGGGAGTCCGGCGAGCGTTCCATCGACCTGTCCGTGCTGGTGAGCATCATGCGGCACTATGGCATTTCGAGCCAATGGATGATCCTGGGCACGGGGGATATGTACGGCGGCCCCGAGCAGATGCACCGTTCCGAGGGCGGGCAGGGCACGACGCCCTTGGCCCAACCCACCCCGTGCGACGTGGATATGGTCTATGTTCCGCTGGTGGAGGCGAGGCTCTCTGCGGGCACGGGGTCATTCGAGACAGGTGGGGAAAGCGAGAAGCGCTATGGGTTTCGCTCGGACTTCCTGTGCCGCAAGGGGCAAATTTCGCAGATGGTGCTGATGCGGGTGGAAGGCGACAGCATGGAGCCTGAAATCAAGCACGGCGATGTGGTGCTCATCGACCAAAGCCAAACCACGCCCCGGGCCGGTGGGATGTTCGCCGTCGGCGTTGAAGATTTGGTGTATATCAAGATGGTCGACGCCAAACCCGGCAAGATCATTTTGAAAAGTGTCAATCCAGCTTATGAGCCGTTGGAAATTGACTCCCGCGGCGATCTTGCCGATGGAATCAGAATCGTTGGAAAGGCTATCTGGCTTGGGAGGGAGATGCGGTGA